AACGCCGCACAGCGCGTCCACAGCCGCACCAGACACCGAGCCCGGCCCACACAGCCAGACGCGCACAGAGCGCGCCACAGCGCCACGCAGACGCCTCCACGGCCACGCACAGCGCCGCAAGGTACTGTGACGGGCCCCTCTGGCCTGCGGTGCTGGCGAGCCCAAAAAACGCGCAGCCGGGAAAAATTTTTTTCGGGCCGTTTCGTTTCGCCCGAGCGGCAGAAAGGAGGGAACGCCATGCCGAACCCAACCAACAACAAGCTCGTCGACAGCAAGACCATCGCGGCCCTGTTCGACATGACGCCCCGCCGAGTGCAGCAGCTCACCAAGGAGGGCGTCATCACCGCGGTCAAGGAAGGCAACGCCAACCGCTACGACCTGCTGCCGACGATCCAGAGGTACATCCGATACCTGACGGCCAAGGCCAACGGCCGGGAGCCGTCGAAGAAGGACAGCGAGATCGAGGGCCGGCGTCTGGAGGCTGAGGCTGACCTCAAGCGCAGCAAGGCAGACATCGCCGCCCTCCAGCTCAGCGAGCTCGAGGGCACCATGCACCGCAGCGAGGACGTCGAGGCTGTGATGACCGACCTCGTCTACAATATCAGGTCGATGCTCGTGGCCCTGCCGGGCCGTCTGGCCGTCGACGTCACCGGCGCAGCAACACCCGCCGAGGCGTCCGAGATCATCCGCACAGAGGTCTACAAGATCCTGACGGAGCTGGCCGGCTATAAATACGATCCCGAGGTGTACGCCCGGCGAGTAAGGGATCGGGAAGGCTGGGGCGAACAGCTCGCCGATGACGCGGACGACTAAAAAAGCCGCCGCGAAGCTCAATACCGCCATCGCCGGAGCGGTCAAACGCTTCGCCCCGCCTGAGAGTCTGACCGTGGACGAGTGGGCCGACAAGCACCGCCGCCTCTCCCCGGAAAGCTCAGCCGAGGCCGGCCCGTGGCGCACCAAGCGCACCCCGTACCTCGAGGAGCCCATGCGGGCCTTTACGGATCCGAAGGTGCACAAAATAGTCATGGTAGCCGCTTCTCAGGTCGGCAAGTCCGAGCTCGAGCTCAACATCATCGGCTACATCATCGACCAAGACCCCGGCAGCATCCTCTACGTCCACCCGACCATCGACGACGCCCGAAAGTTCAGCCGCCTCCGCGTGGCCCCCATGATCCGCGACAGCAAGCCCCTGAAGGCGAAGGTGCACGACGTCAAGGCCAAGGACAGCGGCAACACGATCCTCCAGAAGTCTTTCCCGGGCGGTATGCTCACCCTGACCGGCTCCAACAGCGCCTCGGCTCTGGCCTCCACGCCCGCCCGCTACATCATCGGCGACGAGCGCGACCGCTGGGCGACCAGCGCCGGCACCGAGGGCGACCCGTGGGCGCTGGCCGAAGCACGTCAGGCCACATTCTACAACGCGAAGGCGGTCGAGGTCTCGACCCCGACCATCAAGGGCAACAGCAACATCGAGACGAGTTTTTACCAAGGCACGCAGGAACGCTGGTGCCACCGCTGCCCCGAGTGCGGGGAGTACAGCGAGATCGTGTTCGACAATATCCATTTCGACCCGGAGGTCAAGCGGATCCGCGGGAAAAAGTCGTGGAGCCTCAAGAGCGGCGTCTCGTGGAGCTGCCCGGCCTGCGGCTGCCTGATCCCCGAGGACGTCATGCGAAAGCAGCCGGCCAAGTGGATCGCCGACAACCCGGACGCCTACAAGAAGGGCGTCCGTTCTTTTTGGCTCAATGCCTTCTCGAGCCCGTGGACTCCGTGGGAGAAGATCGTCCTCAAGTTCCTCGACGCCAAGGATGACCCGCAGCGCCTCAAGGTCGTCTACAACACCCTGCTCGGCCAACTGTGGGAAGATCGCGGCGACCTCGAGGACGAGGACACCATGCTCGCCCGCCGCGAGGACTACGGCACCCGCCCGGACGGCACCCCTGTGGAGCTGCCTGACGGCGTGCTCGTGCTGACCTGCGGCGTCGACACTCAGGACAACCGCCTCGAATACGAGGTAGTCGGCCACGGGAAGTACGGCGAGACGTGGGGCATCGTCAAGGGCTACATCATGGGCCGACCAGACACCCCGGAGGTATGGCAACGGCTCGACGACGTGGTCGACCACGTCTACAAGTTCAAAAACGGCCGCGGTCTGAAGATCTCCATCACCTGCGTCGACTCCGGCGGCCACTTCACCCAAGAGGTCTATGAGGCGTGCCGGGCCCGCGTCGGCAAGCGCGTCTTTGCCATCAAGGGCAAGGGCGGCGACGGCATCCCCTTCGTCTCGCCTCCGAGCAAGGTGCCGATCCGCGACAACAAGCGGATCACCTGCTGGCTCTACACCATCGGCGTCGACGCCGGCAAGGCGACGATCATGGCTAATCTGAAGGTGCAGGAGGCCGGGCCGAAATATTGCCATTTCAACCGGCACCCCGACGCCGGTTATGACCTCAATTTCTTCAACGGGCTCCTCTCTGAGAAGCTGGTGCTCACGCACACACGCCGCGGCGACCGCTGGGCGTGGGAGAAGCTGCCCGGCCACAACCGCAACGAGGCCCTCGACTGCCGCGACTACGCCAACGCCGGCCTCAAGATCATCAACCCCGACATGGACGCCATCGAGCGCCGCCTGCAAGGGCTGGAGGAAAAGCCGAAGGCCCCGCAGCAGCGACGGCAGCGGCCACGGCACAACCGGGCCGACGCCTTCGACGACTGGTAAGGAGGACACACCACAATGAGAAAGACCCGCGAACAAATCGAGTACCAGCTCTCCATCAAGAGGAACCGGCTGGAGCTCTACCTGAAGCGAGAGGCCGAGATGCTGGACGGAGGCGTCCAGAGCTACGGCATCGGCTCGCGCAATCTGGCCCGCTACAACACCGACCTCGGATCCATCCGGGCCGCCATCAAACAGCTCGAGGCAGACATCGAAGCCCTCGAGGCCGCACTGAACGGCGAGAAGCCGCGAAAAGCTGTGGGAGTAGTGCCCCGAGACTGGTGAAAGAAGCCCCAAAAGGGGCTTTTTTCATAGGCCGACGCCGGGAGTTTTCGCTCCTTTTCTCCCGGCCCGGCCATCTTCACCATGAAGGAGGTGAGCACCATCAGCAAAAGAAAAAGCAGAAGCCGCCCACAAAACAGGCGGCAGCAGCCGCGCCCTGTGAATAAGGGCTACGGCGACGCCGGCGCGAGCTGGCACAAGAAGGCGACCAAGGGCTTCAGAGCTATGAGCGGCAGCCCGAAGGAGGACATCGACGCCAACAACTACACCCTGCGGCAGCGTGCCCGGATGCTTTACATGGCGGCCCCGATCGCCACCTCTGCCATCCGCACCAACCGCACCAACGTCGTCGGCATCGGCCTCCAGCTCAAGAGTCGGATCGACCGCGAGGCGCTCGGCATGACGCAGGAGGCCGCCGACGCATGGCAGGCTCAGGCCGAGCGCGAGTTCGCTCTCTGGTCTGAGAACAAAAGGGCGTGCGACGCCACCGGCGTCAACAACTTCGCAGCCATGCAGCAGCTCGCACTCTCCTCGTGGCTGGTCAGCGGCGACGTGTTCGCCGTCGTGAAGCAGTACGAGCCGACGCCGCTCACGCCCTACTCGCTGCGCCTGCATCTGATCGAGGCAGACCGAGTCGCCACACCGACGACCTCCGGCATCATCACCCCGATGCTGCTGACCACCGGCAAGGCGGCCAACGGCAACACCATCTACGACGGCGTCGAGGTGAACGGCGACGGCCAGATCGAGGCGTACCACATCCGCAGCACCTACCCCTTCGAGCTCGGCAGCACGACGACAACGTGGGCCCGCGTTCAGGCATACGGCGAGCGGACTGGACTGCCGAACATCCTGCACGTCATGGAGAGCGAGCGCCCGGATCAATACCGCGGCGTCAGCTACCTCGCGCAGGTCATCGAGCCCCTGCTCCAGCTTCGCCGCTACACCGAGAGCGAGCTGACCGCGGCGGTCGTCGAGTCGTTTTTCACGGCCTTCATCAAGACCGAGGCAGGCGCCGGCGACAACCCGTTCAACGAGGTCGGGAGCAGCCTGCCGGAGGTGAGCCGAGATCCTAACGAGTACGAGATGGGCCCCGGGCAGATCAACATCATGGAGCCCGGCGAGGACGTGACCTTTGCAGACCCCAAACGGCCGGCCAGCGGCTTCAACACCTTCCTGCGCGCCATCTGCGAACAGGTGGGCGCGGCGCTCGAGATCCCGGCCGATCTGCTGCTCAAGAGCTTCAACAGCTCGTACAGCGCCAGCCGTGCCGCCCTGATGGAGGCGTGGAAGGCGTTCCGCATGAGACGCAAGTGGTTTGTCGATGACTTCTGCACGCCGGTCTATGAGATCTGGCTCTCTGAAGCCGTCGCCCGCGGCCGCATCAGCGCCCCGGGCTTCTTCGCAGACCCGGCGATCCGCGCCGCATACCTCGGCGCCGAGTGGATCGGCCCCTCTCAGGGACAGCTCGACCCGACGAAGGAGATCACGGCCGAGATCCTCGCCATCGGCGAAGGCATCACGACCAGAGAACAGGCGACCATCCGACTCAACGGCGGCCAGTGGGACGCCAACGTCGACCAGCTCGCTCGGGAAAACGAGAAACTGCGCGCAGCGCAGGGGCAGGTCGACCAGAGCACAGCGGCCAGCGGCACGATCTCCGCAGCTCTGCGGGAGGCAATCGTCGCCGAGGCCATCAAAAGCATCAAGGAAGGAGACAAGCATGAGAACGCATAACACTCCCCGGCTCTGCGCCGGGCCTCAGACTGCGGGCACGCCGATCAAGTTCTGGAACGTCGCCAGCACCGGCGACGACGAGGGCGAGATCACCCTCTACGGCGACGTCGTGAGCCGTCAGCCTGTGGACTGGTGGACGGGCGAGCCCGAGCCCGGCCTCTACATCGCGCCCGAGAGCTTCATGGAGGATCTCGCGGCCGTCAAGGGCAAGAGCAACATCACCATCAAGATCAATAGCTGCGGCGGCGACCTCTACACCGGCATCGCCATCCACAACGCCATCAAGGGCCTGACCGGCCACAAGGTCGTCGTCGTGGAAGGCATCGCGGCCAGCGCGGCCAGCGTCATCGCTTGCGCAGGCGACGAGGTGCAGGTTTATCCCGGCAGCATGGTGATGATCCACGGCGTCGCCGGGCTGCTCTACGACTACTACACCCTCGCAGACCTGAAGAAGCTCCAGAAGGACTTCGACGCGAGCGAGCGGGCCATCGCGGAGATCTACCACGCCAAGACCGGCATCGAGGTCGACCAGCTCCGCAGCATGATGACCCGCGAGACGTGGATGGTCGGGCAGGAGGCCATTGACAACGGCTTTGCCGACACCCTGCTCACGGACGAAGGCCCCGACGTCACCCTGAGCGCCGACAAGAAGGTGCTCCTCGTCGCCGGCATCCGGCACGACGTCAAGGGCTTCAGACACATCCCGGGGACGATCCCCATCGACAACAGCATCCACGCCGCCCCTGCGGCTGGAAATAAACACGCGGCCGCCAAGAACGACGGCCCCAAGAAGGAGGACAACAAGACCATGACCCTCGAAGAAATGAGAGCACAGCACCCCGACGTCGTGGCTCAGATCGAGCAGCAGGCGGCCGAAACTGCCAGAACGCAGGAGCGCGCCCGCATCGAGGCCATCGACAGCATCGCCGCAAGTGTGGGCGACGCGCAGCTCGTCAGGGACGCCAAGTACGGCGAGACCCCCTGCACCGCTGAGCAGCTCGCGCTCAAGGCTATGCAGAAGCAGGCGGCCCTCGGTGCCAAGCACCTGAAGGACGCCAAGGCTGACAACGACGAGTCCGGCGCTGCCGGCGTCGGCGCTGCCCCTAACGGCGGCGAAGAAGGCAGCGAAAACGACGACAAGGCAAAGGTGGACGCCATCGTCGGCCTCTACAACTCCACCAAGTCTCAGAACGGAGGTAAGAAGTAATGAGCAAGAGACTGGACGAAAACCTCGGCAGCGTCGGCTATGACGGCCTGATCGTTGCCAACGAGCCCGTCGCTGACGTGCTCACCGTGACCATCCGCAAGGAGGCCACCGCCGCGGCCACCTATAAGCGCGGCACCGTGATGGCTCTGTCTGCCGGCACCGCCGGCGACGGCAAGCTGGTGATCCTCGGCTCCACCGCGACCACCAACGAAACCCTGACCGCCAACTGCATCCTCGCCGAGGACGTGGAAGTCGGCACCACCGCGGACGTGACCGTGCTGGCCTACCGCACCGGCCACTTCGCCCGCAACAAGCTGGCCGTCGCAAGCGGCTACACCCTGAAGGCAACCGACGAGGAGGAGCTGCGCAAGGCCGGCATCCTGCTCTCCGACGCCATCGAATACTAAGAGAAGGAGGACAACAAAATGCCTTTTAACTTCTACGACACCCACACGCTGCTCATGGCCGTGCAGCAGCTCACCCCTGCCGCGACCTTCCTGCGTGACCGCTATTTCCCCACCAACGACGCGAGCGACATCTTCGCCACCGATGACGTGCTCGTCGAGTTCCGTGACGGCAGCAAGAAGCTGGCGCCCTTCGTGGCCCCTCGCAAGGGCGGCGTCACCGTCCTGCGCGCCGGCTACAATATGGAACGCTACACCCCGCCCTTCGTGGCTCCCCGTCGCGTCCTGACCCTCGACGAGCTGCGCAAGCGTGGCTTCGGCGAGGCCCTCTACTCTCAGCTCACCCCTGAGCAGCGCCAGCAGACCCTCATCCTGCGCGACGCTGACGAGCTGGGCGAGCTCATCACCAACCGCGAAGAAGCGATGGCCGCCGAGACCATGCTGACCAACGGCTGTGTGATGAAGCACATCGCCGACGACGTCGACAAGGCTGACGAGATGGAGATCCGTTTCTACTCCGAGGCCAGCAACCCCGCAACCTACACCCCGACGGCCAAGTGGGACGCCACCGGCGGCAAGATCCTGAAGGATCTGGAGGCTATGATCCGTATGCTGACCAAGCGTGGCCTCCGCGCCTCCGATCTGGTCTGCTCCCCGGACGTGGCTGACACCATCATCAACGACGCGGCCGTGCAGAAGCTCCTCGACAACCGCCGCATCGAGATCGGCAACGCGGAGCCCGAGCTGCTGCCTGACGGCGCTGCCATCGTGGCCCGCCTGAACGTCCTCGGCCGCATCATCAGCGTCATCTCCTACGACCTGACCTATACCGACGACGAAGGCAACGACAAGCTCTACATCCCGTCCGGCAAGTGCGTCCTCACCGCTCCCGGCGCTGGCCGCACCGCCTACGGCGCCGTCTCTCAGGTCGAGCAGAGCGACGGCGAGTTCCACACCTACGCCGGCCGCCGCGTGCCGAAGTATGTGAGCAGCGCCGAAGGCAACAGCCGCACGCTGACCATCTCCAGCCGCCCGCTGATGATCCCCAACAACAAGAACCCGTTCATCGTTGCGGACGTCCTGACGGACTGAACGCAGCAGAAAGGAGCAGAGCATGATCCAGATTATCAAGGGCACCTTCGGCTACTATAACGGCCGCAAGGTGATCCCCATCACTGAAGCAGACGGCCCTCAGAAGTTCGACGACGAGCTGGAGGCCCGTCTGGTGAAGGAAGGCGTCGCCAAGTACATCGGCGAGCAGGACGAGCCTGCCGAGCAGCCCGCACCCGATCACGGCGACGACGCCGACGAGCCTGCCAGCACCAACACCGCGGCCGACGAGGCCCCTGAGTACGACGAGGACATGAAGCTCGACGAGCTGAAGGAAGTGGCCGCGCGCTATGGCGTGGACGCCTCTGCCATGCGCAAGAAGGCCGACGTCATCGCTGCCATCGAGGCCGCCAAGGCCGAGCAGCCCGATGACGGCACCGACGACGAGGAGCCCCCTCAGATCGGCGCCGCCGATCCTGTCTGATGGCCTTCAGCTTCAAGGCGATGGTCGAGGCCGACCGCCGGCGCACGTTTCTCAATCTCGACGAGTTCGGTGAGAAGCACACCGTCGAAGGCCGGGCCATCGCTGCCGTGCTGGACGACAACGCCCTGAAGGAACGCCAAGGGGGGCAAGAGCTGAGCGTCGCGGAGTCCTCTCTGCTGCTTTACGCGGCGGCCGAGGATCTGCCTGCTCGGCGCCCGGCGGGCGAAGGGCTCAACGTCGACGGCCGCGAGTACATCGTCAACGACTGGAGCGAGGACATGGGGATCGCCACCGTGGCCCTCGGCCAGACTGTCACCATGTAGGAGGTGCCCCATGTCCATCGTCAACAGCATCGAAACCGTCCGGGACTGGCTGACCGCCGAGGTCTGCCCTCTGGTCAAGCTGAAGCTCCCCGACGACAACGCAACGGACGCCTCCTACCCATACAAGCTGGTAAACCCGGCCGCGTTCTCGCTTTTCGTACCATCGAAGGACAGGACACCCCCGAACATCGCCGCGCCGATCCCGTCGGTCTGCGTGCAGATCGTTCAGGGCGACGACGACCTGCTCCAGAGTGCCCGAGACATCAAGATCCGGCTCTGCTTCTCAGCGTGGGATCCCGGCTACCACGGGCCCGACATCTTCAAGCCGAAGGGCGACGGCAGCGGCACCTACATCCAGCAATACAACGAGGCGGCGGCCTCCTACTTCGTGAAGAACGGAGAGGGCTGGCGTGACGCATGGAATTTTGTGGACACAGCCCTCCGACGGATCGAAAACGCCGAGTACCTCGGCGACCTCCGCGTCATCAAAGAGGAAGGCATCTCCTTCGGCCCCGTCGCCGAGCAAGACGCCGTCCCCGACTTTTACCCGTACTGGTTTGCGTGGGCTGAGTTCTCCGTCGAGGAGGCGCTGACCCGCAACCCGGAAAGCTACCAACACCTGCTTTAAGGGCGGCCCTGTGGCTGCCCTAATTTCATGCAAAGGAGGATAAGCAGATGGCAAACGAATACCTCTACGGCGCCTACGGCCACATCGGCGAAACTGTGGCACAGAGCGCCGTGCAGGCGGGCACCACGCCGGTCTATATCGGCACGGCACCCGTCAACCTCGTGCGCGGCTTCGGCAAAGCCGGCGTCATCAACGCGCCGATCAAGATCACCAGTCTGGTCGACGCGCAGAAGAAGCTCGGCTACGCGGCCGACTGGGGCACCTTTACCCTGTGCGAGGTTATGTACGCACATTTCAACAACACCCTCGGGAACATCGGCCCGATCTACGTCATCAACGTGCTCGACCCCTCTGAGGGAAAGCACCGCAAGGAGGAGGCCACCACCAAGACCCTCGCCTTCACCGGCGGCCGTGCCGAGTTCGCCAGCAGCACGATCATCCTCGACACGCTGACCATCGCAAAGGCGACCAGCGGCAACTACGTCGAGGGCTCTGACTACGCCGTGGACTACAACTTTACCAAGGGCACGGTCATCATCACCAGCCTGAAGGACGACGCGCAGCTCACCGGCAACCTGACGGCCACCTTCTACGAGGTGGACGACAGCGTCGAGGACAGCGACATCATCGGCGGCGTCACCTCCTCCGGCGAATACAGCGGCCTGAGCGCGATCACGCTGCTCTATCCCGAGCAGTTCGCGGTCTGCAATCTGATCGCGGCCCCCGGCTGGAGCCACAGTCCTGCCGTCTATAATGCTATGCTGACGGCCAGCCAGAAGATCAACGGCCACTGGGACGCCTTCGTCGTGGCTGACCTGCCCCTCGTGGACAGCACCGCGCAGGCGGTCGACACGATCACCAAGGCAATCGCATGGAAGAAGGCCAACGCCTTCACCGGCGAGCGCTCCAAGGTCTACTGGCCGCAGGGCGTGGACAATCTCGGCAACGTGTACCACCTGAGCACGATGGCCGTGGTCGAGCTCATGCGCGCCGACTTCAGCCACAGCAGCGTCCCGATGGAGACCTGTGGCAACAAGGCCATCCCCATCATCAAGCAGTATTTCGGCGCCAACGCCAACAACCGCGGCTTCGACCAGCAGGCCGGCAAGGAGCTGACGCAGAACGGCATCAGCACCGCCGTGGCGTGGGGCGGCGAGTGGGTACTGTGGGGCGACCATACCGCCGCCTATACCTACGGCGCAGACGTGGATCCTCGCGCGATCTTCGACGTCTCCATGCGGATGCTCATGCACATCACCAACAGTTTCCAGCGCGAGTGGAGCCCTGAGATCGACAGCCCCATGACCCGGGCGCTGAAGGATCGCATCATCAACCGCGAGCAGGAAAAGCTCGACGGCTATGTGAGTATGGGCGCCCTGCTGGGCGAGCCTGTGATCCTGTTCCTCGAGAGCGAGAACAGCACCACCGACGTGATGAATGGCGACTTCCGCTGGGACATCGCCGTCACCCCGACCCCGCCCCTCAAGTCTGCGAGCGTCTACGTCGCCTACACCGACGCGGGCTTCTCCGTCTACTACGAAGGAGGTGACGAGTAATGGCAAACCTGTGGCTCGACCTGAAGGGCCCCATCCTCGCCGATACCGTCTATGTGGACGGCGTTCTCGCCGCCAAGGACGTGACCATCGCCCTGCCTCCCGTCAACCTTGTGACGGCTGACTTCAAGGCGATGGGAACCTACACGGCGCCGCTGCCCGGCCAGATCGAGGCGATGGAGGCATCCATCACCAAGATCGGCATTGACCTCGGCCTGCGCAGCCTCGTCAAGCTGACAAGCAAGACCATCGAGATCCGCTGGGCGCAGGACGTCAAGCTCTCCGACGGCTCCACCAAGACCGAAGGCTGCAAGGCGTTCCTCCGCTGCGTCTCCAAGGGCATCCCCGGCCTGAACGTGGATCCCGGCAACGCCAGCGAGAACGAGATCGCGCTGGCCGTCAGCCGCTACCAGCTTTTCGTCGCTGGCAACGAATACTGGCTGATCGACCAGCTCAACACCATCATGCGCGTCGGCGGCGTCGACTACGCCAAGGACATCCGCAGCGTCCTGTAACAAGAAGGGCGTCGCCTCCGGGCGGCGCCCTCTATTTATCGAAAGGAGACACACATGGAAAAACTGACACTCCAGAACCCCATCACCATCAACGGCAAAAAGGTCAAGACTCTGACCTATGACACCGACGCGATCACCGTGGGAATGTTTGCCGATGCTGAGGCCCGCAAGCTCCGCGCGACCTCCAACAAGGGCGGCGGCAGCGCCGGCGCCTGCGAGCTCGACTACTCCCTGCACGCCTATCTCGCCATGATGGCGATCGTCGCCGTCAACAGCGACATCGACGTCAGCGACCTCGAGCGCATCAGCGGCCCCGACGTCATGGAGCTTATGAGGATCGGCCGAAATTTTACTACGGCGAGGTCGGCGGCACAATCCGAGGAAAGCGGCTCGGAGAGCTCGTCCGAGACTACTCTCGAACCTTCCACACCTCAGTCGGCGAGCTCCGACGGGAACGCCTGACCGACTTCCTGATGGAATACTACGAGGCAGCCGAGGAGGCCAAGCGGCAACGCGACAAGGCCGCCTCAATGCCCCGGAATAACTTCAGGAAATACAGAAGGAGGTGACACTGATGGCAGGCAAAAACAAGATCATGCAGGCCGTCGTCAGCTTCGCCGGCACCATCGACCCCTCCCTCGGGAAGGCGATGGACAACGTCGCGGGACACCTCGACAAAGTAAACTGGAAGGCCGTTGCCGTCGGTGCTGCCGTGGGCGGCATCGCTGTGGCGACGGGCAAGGCGGTCGTCGAGGCCGGGAAGTATCTGGCAGAGCTGGGCGACGACTACAACAAAGCCATGAACCAGCTCTCTGCATCTACCGGCGCCACCGGCGACGAGCTGGACGCGCTGGGCGAGAGTGTAAAAAACATCTACGCGCAGAACCTCGGCGAGGACTTCAACGACGTGGCCGAAGGGCTGGCCGCTACGCAGAAAGCGAGCGATCTGGCCGGCGAAGCGCTGGAGCAGGCCACCGCGGCCGGCTTCGTGCTGCGTGACACCTTCGACTACGACATCAGTGAAAGCGCCAGAGCCGCCTCGGCTCTGATGAAAAACTTCAACATCAGCGCCGAAGAAGCCTACGGCCTAATCGCCACCGGCGCACAGAACGGCGCAGACAAAAACGGCGACCTGCTCGACACCCTGAACGAATACTCGGCGCAGTTTGCGGCCCTCGGCCTGAGCGCCGACCAGTTCATGGGCTCCCTCGTGGAAGGCGCTGACGCCGGCCTGTTCAGCATCGACAAAGTGGCCGACGCCGTCAAGGAGTTCAACATCAGAGCGAAAGACGGCAGCGACAGCAGCGCCGAAGCCTTCAAGGGCCTCGGCCTCAACTCCGACAAAATGTTCGCGGCCTTTGCAGCCGGCGGCGAGACCGCGCAGGCTGCATTTTTCGACACCGTTGAGGCTCTGAACAAGCTCGAGGATCCTCTCAAGCGCAACGAGATCGGCGTCGCACTGTTTGGCTCACAGTTCGAGGATCTGGAGGCGGGCATCCTGCCCGTGCTCGGAGACATCGAGACCGCAGCCTATGACGGCGCCGCCGCACTCCAGCAGATCAACGACGTCAAGTACAACGACCTCGGCTCTGCCTTCGAGGCGGTCAAGAGGTCGGCCGAAGTGGCCCTACTGCCTATGGCGTCGATGATCGCCAACACGCTGACATCGCTGGCCCCGATCCTGACCGACACCTTCGAGGAAATCAGCCCTGTCATCACCGACACGCTCAACGCTTGTATGCCGTTTGTGCAGGACTTCCTCGTCGGCATGGGCGACACCCTGAAGGAGGTCATGCCGATGGTCACGGAGCTGGCTGCGGGCATCCTGCCACTACTGGCTCAGCTCGTGGGCTCGTTCCTGCCGCCTCTGCTCGACCTCGCACAGCAGCTACTCCCGCCGCTCATGCAGATCGTTCAGGCTATTCTACCGCCGATCGCCAGCATCCTTGCCACCGTGCTCCCGATGCTGACGCAGATCATCTCGACTGTGCTGCCTGTGCTGGCGAACCTGATCGCCGCGCTGCTGCCGGTCATCACCCCGCTGCTGGAGGTGGCCCTGCAAATCGTCAACAGCGTCATCATGCCGCTGCTTGATCCCCT